GGTTTTACTAAATTAAGAATAATGGGAGCACTACAGCCAACCAGAGCCAAGCTAAAAACACCAGTAAACTGCTTAAAACTTGGAATGTATTGAGAGATGAACGGTACGTCTTCATACAAGGTTATACAATCTATCCCATTTTTACCACGCTCATAACCAGAAATCCGTTCTAATTTTTTATCGTTAACAAATGACCCTATTCTTAAAGCCTTTTTATCAGGACAAGGTGGTATTACAAGTTCTTCTTCTTCTTTCTTTTCTCTAATCTCAGGTTGTTCTGGTTGTATATCTTCTTGCTGTTGTTGTGCTTGTTTTGCTGGTGCGGTGTATTGAAAGTTTGCAGGGTTATACTCCAGTGGCTCAAAGCTAGGGATATCAAACGTTCCACAGGCTTGATAAGTGCCTAGCTCATCTTCATTAATTAATCCTGTAAGGTTATTTCTATGAGCATCAACACAAGCTGGAATATCTACAACTGGTTTATAAATAACATCTAATATCGGTGTTTGAACTTCCCATAATCTTATTTTTGGAACGTAAACTTGTTTTATTTCAACTTTTTGTATCTTCGTCATCTATATCACCAATAGAAATAGACCAACCATCTTCTCCAAATGTACCATTTTCTACTATTTTAGGTTGTTTATCTTCCTCATCTAATTCTTTAAAGTACTTTTTTATTTCATTATCAAGTTCTAAATTAAACTTTTGCATCCGCATCCAACTTATTAACTTATCTATGTAATATTTAACTAACTTTTTAAAAAATCCAAAAACCATTAATCAAAGGCATCTCTTTTCTTCAATATTTCTACTTCTGAAAAACATTTAGGACAGGATAAGTTAGTCATTATTGAAAATTCGGGATAACCATTCATCCCATCTTCAATATCAATGTCACCACCTATTATTAGTTCTGTATTGCACCAGTAGCAGTTCATAGCGGCAACATTGGACCAGTAACTTTTGGTAATTTTTTATCTATCTGATTAGGTAATATTTTATTTACATTATTCATAACCTTTTCCATCATTTTTGCTTCAAACTGTGGACTTGTCATGTAACTATACGCAAAGTATCCAGCACCAATTGTAGAAGCAGAAAGGATAAAAGATACAATAGATAATATTTGGGAGATGCGAGCCAGCATTTTAAAAATGTTAAAACTGTTTGTGTTACTAACTATTATAGGAATTACTCCTTTATATGTCATGTCAGGAATTATGACAAAAAAGCTAATAAAAAAACCTAACTAGCTGGTACGAAAGAACTTTGTGTTGGTGTTTTTTGCTCTGCTATGTCATTAGTCAAAGCAGTTTCAATAGCTGTTACCTGATCCGTTCCAAGGACTGCTTTTACATCAGCAATAATGTCTGCTGCCTTTAAATCTGTTCTTGCTGTCAAAGAACTTGGTCTATTAAGAGCAACCGAACCGTAAGAAGATGATTGATAATCTCCGTCAACTGTTTTTACTCTCCAATGTGCCGTATGGCAAAAGCCATCAGATACATCATAATTAACATCATCTAATGACCAAGTAGTAGTCGCCATAATAAATTAATTAATATTTACTGATAAATCTAACATAAAATATTAATATCACCTTCTGGCAATATTTTGTTTTTTAAATTATGTAGGTTTAGTTGCCCAAGTAATATTATAGGGATCACTTTGTGTTGTTATATCTCTAAGAGATTGTCTATAAGTTTGCCATTCTGTCTTTTTAGAAGAATCTAAAGGAGAATCACTGACTTGTGTCCAATCAGAATCTTTTAATTTTTGTGTTCTTTCTTCTCTAATTTTTTCCCATTGAACATTATCTACTTCTGTTTTTTCATCTGTTGTTAAACTAACAGCCTCATATTCTTTTACATAGTCTCCATCAATAAAAGCAGTAACACTATTTAATTTTTGAGTAGCCTGTGCATATGTTGGAGTTATAACTTTTTTGGCGTTATTTTCAGACAAAAAATCATCAGTTGGCCCTAAACGACTAAATAAAGTATTGGGAAAAAGTACTTGATGTTCTCCTATTTGTTTAACGGTTGAACCGTCAATAATGGCAATTCTCATAATACTATGTAGTATAGTCTAATTTAAGGGCTGAAATCACATCTTGAGAATTATAAGTTGAATTTGCAGCTATACTCCACTCTGAGTGGGTAATATCATACCAGTTATTGCTTTCTGTATTATTATTCTGTCTCATTTTATTAGTACCTCCATTATTAGATGTACTAGTAGTAAAGGCACCTTGATTACTACCAGAACCATTCCATGTAGCTGATCCGTAGTGACAGTCAACACGACCATCTCGTTGAAAAGTTACGTCAGTTTTCCAACCTCTTGTTTTATACATGCCTTTGTAAGCTGCACCATAATACGATGCTTGACTTGTAGATAACTCAATAACAACATCGTTTGTACCATTCCAAGTGAAATAACTTGCTGGACTAACACTACTGTCATCACCGCCTCCAGCATTTATTTCAACAAGAAGTCCTGTTCCAGAAGCAGTAGCACCTCCACCATTTAAAGTTGTTTTATTTTGTAGGTGCATACTTGCAATAGTATTATCACCACTAGCTATGCCACTGGTAGCAGTTGCTAAAGGTGGAAAGTATGTAGAAGCTTGATCTTGATATAAAAGAACTCTACTTTCACCTGATTTTGGCGAGTAACCTCCAGTATTATTAGCACCATTCGTATCAGTTGTATGGTGCATAATCCACCTTTGACCTTTTGGCACCTTAGTAGAATTACTTCCTACTTTACCCCAAACATACTGTGAAAGTTTGTTAAACTTTGCTCCACTTGGAATACTTGCATCTGTTAATTCTTTTGCTGTGACGATTGTTTGATAAAAATGAGCATCATAATACAAACTATGTAAGGTGTTTTTATTATTATATTCTAATCCCCAAGCTGCTATTTCTTCTTTTGTAGTACTGCTATAACTACTTCCAGCCGTAAAGTAATTACCAGTTATATTTACTAAAGCCGTCCCAGTACCACCATAGAATCCTCTAGAAAAAGAACCACTTGAACCCCCTCCACCTCCACCTCCAGAAGCACTGGCTAAGGATGCTCTTAAATTATGTGATCTCATTATGCAACATCTCCAACCTTTGCTCCATATAAAGTACTACCGGCTTTCCATAGTTCTATAACTGTATAACCACTTGTAGCTAAAGTAGGTGCTGATCCTCCAACCCATGTCATTGTTGGAAAAGTTAAAGTATAAGACGTACCATCAGCAACCATCAGCATCATTGATTGTCCAGCAGTTAAACTTTCTGTTGCTGTTCTATTAGCTCCTAATGTCCATTGTTGGATCATTCCATTATCAGGATCTAAATCAACACTAGCTCCATCTGAAATTGTAAAAACATTTTCATTTATTGCATCTTGAAAAGTAACTGACCCAGTAAAGGTTCCACCAGAAGCAGCAACACCAGAAGCAGCAGCCCATTTTACACCTGTAGCTTCGCTACTATCAGCAGTTAAAACATAATTATTTGTACCAACAGATAAGGCTGAAGGGTCGCCAGAACCATCGCCAATCAATATCTGACCTTTTGTAGCCAGATCACTATTCATTACTGCACCAGCAGCATTTACATTAGTTGCATCAGTAACATCTGCACTAGCTTCAATGCCATCAAGTTTTGTGTGGTCTGCATTAGTAAAATCATTTGTTGTTAATCCTCCATCACCAACACTGTAAGTTGTGTTTGTATCTGTAGGCGTTCCCCAGGATGTATTTCCACTTGCATCTGTTGTTAGATATTTACCGTTTTGTATATCGTTTGGAAGTGTGAAAGTATAACTTGCAGCAGCACTATGAGGTGGTCCTTTTATTATTACTCCATGTGAGTTGTTCTCACAATTAAGCTTTACCTGTCCAGAACCTCTAGTTGCATTACCTTTAGAAACAATTTTACCAGAACCATTAGGATCTAAATCAATATCACCATTAGAAGTAGAAACAATATCCTGACCATTTACATCAAGCGACCCTCCAAGCTGCGGTGAAGTATCACCTACAACATCAGTAATACCTACATTCGCACTAGCAGAAATACCATTTAATTTTGTATGATCTGCGTCAGTAAATACATTGCTATCACTAGCACTTTCAACTAATGTTCTAATTTCAGCAGCAGTTTGGTCTGCGGTAGCTGATGCCTCAATACCTGATAATTTAGTTTTTTCAGCATCGGTAAAGGCATTAGTATCAGATTCACCTTCATAAGCACTTTTGATCTCTGCACCTGTCATATCTGCGGTGGCTGACGCTTCAATGCCGTCTAATTTTGTCTTTAGTGTATTAGTAAAGTTATTCTGTGTAAGACCTCCATCACCTACGCTATAGGTAGTATTAGTATCGGTAGAAGCAAAGTTTAGTTTTCCATTCGTGTCATCATAAGTAACAGCAATATTAGTTTCAGTATTACTACTGACCATCGCTCCAATAATATCTTGAACCTCTTCAGTACTTAATTGTGTATTGGTATCAGCAGCAGTAATAGTAATAGTATCGCTACTGGCATTAGTTGTTATGGTGACATTTGTACCAGCAATAAATGTAAAAGTATCAGTAGCACTATCGGCAACTACATCAGATTGACCAGAAACAGAAATAGTAGAGAAAGCATTTTGGTTCGCTTCACCACTTCCACCACCTGATCCATTAGAGGCAGCAGTTATTCTTCCCTGTGCGTCAACTGTTATATCTGTATTTGTATAAGATCCAGCCGTTACAGCAGTATTGGCTAATTTATCAGCCGTTACAGCATCATCAGCTATTTTGGCAGTTGATACAACTCCAGCATCTATTGTATATGTACCACCACTATTACTTACTGTTATATCACCCTTATCACCATCTGATACTGCTGGTCCTTGCGGGCCTGTAGCTCCTGTAGCTCCTGTAGCTCCTTGTGGCCCTGCTGTTGTAATTTCTACTGTTGTTACTTCATTAACCTGACTAACAACAACTTCATTTGAACTGCTCATGCGGTATAACCCTCTAACATGAAAAACTTTCCTCTAAGATACACAAATTCCTTTGCGTTTGGTTGGGTTAATTTTATATCGTAAAAAAGAATATTGGGTGTAAAGTTTGTTGTTTGATCATCTGTTAAATCAATATCAACAACACCTCCAGATCTATTTGTATAGGTTACATTCCAGTCAGCAAATTTTGTAGATCTATCCTCATTATATACTTCTCCAGTAACAGTGTAACCAGTAAGATTTAGAGCAGAACTTGTACTGTCTTTGAAAGTAAGAGTAAGTGGAAAATCTGATCTTCTTACAACCGTAAAATCAGTACTTTTTTTTGGAATAATAGCCATTTTTAAGTTGCAATAAGTCCGAAAGTTCTTAACACAGCCAAAGCACTTTCTAATTTAGATTCTAGCTCTACACAAAATTCTAACAACTCTGTAGTGGTTGCACTTGCAGCATTTGTAATTGTAATAGAACCATTTGCAGTTGGTAACGTACCAGAACTGGCAGTCGTTGTAATATTTGCAATAGCACTTTGCTGTACAACAGGTGTTGAGTTGAAAAATGCTAGTTTCTGTGTTGTTGCAGTACCTATTTTTGTTCCTGTAGAAGTATTTAAAACGACATTAACAGCATCACCAAAAGTAATAGCATCAGCATCAACAGATATTTGGGTCGTTAACGTTCCAGCATCCATCACCTGTAAATTTAACTGCCCATCTTCTGTTCCATCACTGGCATCAATGATTACAGATTCTATTGCTGCATAATCTACTTCTTCTGGTGTGCCATTATCATTTTTTCCTCTATAAAAAATAGTTGATATTACATCATTATCTTGACCAGCACCACTAGAGCCTCTTCTGCGATACAACATAAGGTTCGCACCACTAGCAGCGTCATCAGCATCACATTGAAGTTGTAAAGCTTGACCTGTAAGAGTTGTGGTTAAGTGCATTGGATATATCGGATCATTTTCACCGATACCAACTTTATTATTTTTTAGTCTTATTCTTGAGGCTAACGTGCCAGCAGCACTTGTCATAATATCTAATATGCCATCTTCTGAAGTATTTGTTGTATCTTCTATAGAAGCAACAATACTTGCATAGTCGTGGCTATTGCCAGCAGAATCTTCTCCTCTATAAACTAGGTTCCCTAAGTTATCATCTGCTGCTGGTGAAGCTGAGTTTCTAAATAAAACAAGATCGGGAGCATTATCAGCACCAGTATCAGTATTTTCTATTATTACTTGATCTGTTGTATCTGTACTGAATAAATGTAATTGTGCAGCAGGGGTTCCAGATCCCAATTGAAATCCTGTTGTTGTAAATGATCCAATTAATCCCTGATTAGCAGATATTCCTATTTCGTTACTAGCAACTCTGAAAAAACCTGTAAGTCCAGAATCATCAATAAATCCAACACTAGGAGCCGATACAGTTCCATTGGGTATGCCTTTCAATATTGTTGTTAGTTGTATTTTTTTATTCTTATCAGCATTAGCAGATTCACTTACATCAATTATAGGAAATACATCAGAAGCTACTGGTGCGGTTAATTCAGTAAGTGCTGTGATCTTCCTATCTGCCATTTATTTTTCAGTAGTTGCTTCTATCTTACCTTCTAATTTGTTTAACAACTCAGTAAGTTTTTTTAAAGATCCTTGATTTTCTAATATAGGTTGTGTTGCATTATTAATTTGTGTCTGTTTTTCATTAATAGCTTTTTGTGCTTCTTCTTGTAATGTTTTAATTTCTTGCTGCAATAAGGATACTTTTTTTACATCAATTTCTAATTGCTCTTTAATTGTTGCAATTTCTTCATTTATAAGATCAATAGGATTTGTCATGTTTTTTATGTAATTAAATAAATTATAATAAAAGGTTTATGAACCTTCAAGTGCGGTCACTTTAACTGATAATTCTTGTATTGCTTTTGCCATCAAAGCAACCATATTTGCATAATTTAAAGCATCTGGTTCATTGCTGTCATTGTATTGGACAAATTCTGTAAGACCTAAAGCGTGTATAGCTTCTGCCGTAAATCCAGCATAAGTTTTATCATCTGCATCTGCACCTGTTGCATTTGATTTAAATGTTATTGGCCTAAGTTTTAAAACATCTGCAAGACCCCATGTGGCATCAGTTATATCTTTCTTATACCTTTCTGATGAAGTAGTACGTTTTAAAACTCCGAGAGAAGTAACAAACACATTTGCTGAATTAGAAGTTCCTTTATTATATGGTGACTCAGTTGAAGTACCAGTAGACAACTCTCCATCATCTTGTAAGTAAAACAATAATCCTGACGCACTGTTATAGACTGTAAAAGCAAAATTACTTGAACTGGTAGAATCACTGACTACGGTAAGACGAGAATTTGGCGAGGCGGAACCGATACCCACATCCCCAGATGAGTCTATTCTCAAGCTTTCACTACCATTGGTGTGAAATTGCATCGCATTACTTGAGTTGGTATATTGAATCATTCCAGCATTAACATCATCACTGTCTCCAAAATTTACCCCAGTGTGGTCTGAGCCACTTGTGCTTTGTAAAGTTAATGAGGGATGGCCAGGACATGATACAAGTATCTTAGCATCACCAGATGCCGTCACAACAGCGAGGTTATGAGACATGCTAGTTGTTCCAATACCAACCCTTCCAGCATCGTCTATACGCATTCTCTCTGTACCGTCAGTATGAAACCCTATTATTGTGCTTGATTTTTCATTATCTCTATCTGCACTTAATACTAAATCACCACCTCCACCTCTAATTTCAGATTCAGGTGTTCCTGTAGCATCACTATCTGTAAGCCTTATAGTTGGAGTAGTAGCTTCTATGTCTAAAGTAACACTAGGACTTGTTGTTCCTATACCTACGTTTGTATCAATGACAACTGCACCAGCAGAATCATTATCACCAATACGCAAATTAGCACCATTACCATAAATATCCCATTTACCAGTTCCACTACTTGCATAAACTCTTATATAATCACCAGAACTTGAACTTGAAGCAATAAATTTACCACTTGCGGTTAAATCTCCTGTAAGGTCAGCACCAGTTGAACTAAGAGCAACAACTGTAGAACCACCTCTTTGTAGTTGTAATTCACCTGTACCTGCATCATTTATTATCGAATTACTACCATCATGAGATATTGTAAGGTCTTCCCCAGATCCAAAAACTGCCTTTGCATTATCATTAAACTCAAGAGCATTATCTGATTGATCAAAATTTATATTCGCAGATGCACCAGTTAATTTGATATCTCTTGCAATAGTTCCGTCTAAATTTATTAAATCTACCCATGCGTCATTAGCACTATTACGAATTTTAAGTTTGGCAGCAGAGGTATCAGCCCATATACTATATGCAACAGTAGTTGAAGGAGACGAGCCATTGCTGTTATTTGAAAGGATTGCAGCTAAGGCATTATTGAGGTCTGACCTAAAACTGGCCCCTGATTGGTTACTTAAGGAGTAATCATGTGTTGACATTTTTAGTTATACCAATGGATTTGAGAGTTTAGGCACCTTCCGCACCAAAGCCGTTGGCTTGATATGCAAATGTGCGGTCAATAGCTGCATTTGAACTATTGAAAAAAGTAATTGAAAATCCAGTTCGACTTTCACTACTAATTACATAGTAATCACCTGTAGCCATATTACTAGCAGTAATGCCTAATTTTGGTGTTTGATAAAAGGCTTTACTAAACGTTACCGCTTTTGCAGCAGCACCGCTATCAAAAGAGTTACTTTCAGTTCTATTTTCAAATAACAATTCAAAACCCAATTCATCTATTAAAGGTGTCTGATCATTATATTCAGAAGATAAATCTAATTTAAATTGAAAAGTTCTGCCTGTATACCGTCCATTCTCAAGTGGTACAAAATCACCGTACGTTGTTGAATCTTCCTGATCAAACTTGTCTCCATCTTCCAATAATAAAAACTCACTATTTTCATCTTGTATTTCATCATCACTTGCAGCATCATTACTTTTTCTAAATTTTAATATTCCATTTGTTTCATCTGGTAAATCACCGTCAAAATCACTCCATTGGTCAATATTTGTTAAATGTAAATCAATAGAGTCATTTGGATACAGACCTCTAATTTTTAAAATTCTATTAAATTGAACAGTAAAGATACCGTCAAGCCCAACAGTATTTTCAAAGAAATATTCACCTGATGTTTTTAACGTGTTACCAAAATCTATATTTTGCAAATAACCTTCTTCAAAATCAGCTATGTCATCTATAAAATCCGTTGTAGTTAAAACAAGTGCATCGAATTCATCAGAATAAAAACAATCATTACGTTGACCAGCAAAAGGTGCTGCTCCTTGATCTTCTCTTGTTGTCTGAACTAATAATTTAGGTAATTCATCAGGTAAATTTATGACAGCACTTGTAGCATTTTCTGACTTATTATTCTCATTATCTCTAAATTTTACTAAATATTCTCCATTCATTAAAGGGACAATTAAATAATCTGTTACTGCAGCAACTTCTCTAAGCAAAGTGCTATTAGGCCAAATTCCAGTACCATCTGTCAATGCAGAATGTCTTATAATTGCAATTAATTCTTCTTTGTTTCCTGTATAAGTTGTAGGAATATTCCATTTGATAATAGCTTCATTTTTTGTTGTAGCCTCTACAGATACATTTGTAGGGTCTGGTGGTAATAATACTGTCGGAGTTACAGGTGAAGTTGTTGCTGGGATAGATGCTTTTGGTACAGTTATAACTGTTTCAGTGTATGCTGAACTTTTTAAATTTGGTGCTATATTTACTGATCTTACTCCAAATGTTACTTCAGCATTTGGTTTTAAATTATTTATTGTAAAACTTGTATCTGTTGTAGAAGCAGTCTTAAAAGAACCATTACCAATTTTATACCTAACTTCAAAAGTTACAGAAGGGCCATTTGTTCCTCTTGACCAACTAAAAATTGCTTGACTACTCATGGTTACACTGTATTAGTAACGATTACTGTATGTTGTAAATTTGTTGGTACAGACGGTGTTTCATCAAATGCAGTAGTATTAGTAAACTTTAAGTCTGTATTTAAATCAGCTATTCCATAAATTGAATCATTAAACTGCACCCCTTCGATTGTATAAGTTCCATCATTATTATCTATTACATCAATACATCTAAACTTTTGATGCTGCAAGTTGCTTGAGGTAATAGTGTACACAGATTGAGATTGTGGTGCAGAGCTAAAAGCACTACTAACAGTGACAGTAGTTGTAGAAACTGCACTTATTGTTTTGGATTCAACTGTTCCATCTGATAATGTGCAATTTAAAGTGAAAGAAGTAGGATCACTACTGATTGTAGATGATAAATCTTTATCAAGAACTATTGCTGTTGTTGTTGCACCTGTAGCAATTCTTCCAGCCCTTTGCACTCCTTGTCGCATCTCATCTGCTACTGCAAAGACTTGGCTAGGTAACACAGCTAAACCATCTAGACCTGTTTGAAAAATTACAACATCAGCATCCAATTCTTCACTTTTTAACATCCAAATTCCTAATCTTTCTGCCTGATATTTAGAAGAACAACCAAAAGCCACTAAATCTTTTGTTTGGAAACCATACTTTGTAATCAACTCATAATCTTCTACTACAACTACATTAGGTTTATATAAATTATCTGGATCGTTATATCTTACTCTTATTGAAGTTGATCTTGTTTTTAAAGACGTTCCAGAATAATTAAATACACCGCCGATAACATTTGAATTGTTATAAATATGAACAGGGTCAACAACTTCATCGGGATCTAAATTACCATGATCTGCTCCTACATTGACCGTATTAGCAGCCCAATATGTCATACCCCTAAATGTACTGGCAAGGTTTTGTAAGACCTTATATGCGTCATTCTGTGCGCCTATAACAGTATTAATAGCAAACCTTGGTTCGTCTCCTTCTGGTGTTTCTACAAGTTGATTTGCATATTGAGCTAGTGGGTATAAATCAACCCAACTTGTATTTGATGCTGTTATAAAATCCCCTGCTCCATGTTTTGTACTTGTGAGCATATCGTAGAAAATACAAACAGGGCAAGTTGTCCATTGTTTTAAAACGTTACCATCATCATCTTGTAAAAGACTTCCATCAAAAGATCCATTAAATTCTAAACTTCCATCATCTCTTACAGTTGCATTGTGGGGAATAGCTACTTTTAATCCTTTTATTAAATATGCTCTGGTGGGCAGAGATGAAAATGCTTCTGTTGATAAAGATAAACCTACACAAGCTGTATATGGATAACGGCTTCTAAAATCCTGTCTTTCAATCATTGATGTAAGAATTATTCTATTGCCTCTAGTTCCTTCTAATGCTGTATTTTTAGGTATATCTTCAAAATCAGTTTCCTTAACTTCATAATCATCTTCACCAGTTTTTCCTTTTATTTTGTCTGAAGTAAGTTTTATTATTTTTAATGTAAAGGGTGCTGTTAATTCTTTACCCTTTTCGTCTTCTGTTAAATCTATTGGTGGTGTTAAAAACTGATATTCAGAAGTTGAAATACCTTCAAAAGTTTCATCAACTACTGGATTAAATCCAGTGCCTTTTGATTTAAGTTCAATTATTATTCTTACTTTTGCATTAAAAAGCTGGCCTCTTGCAACACCTTCCATAGCGGTGCAAAACAATGACGGTATAGTAAAAAGAAATTGAACAGATGTTGTCTGTGTATCTGTTATTTGTATTATTTTTTGGCCTCCACCATATTTTCGTTTTGTTACTTTATTTAGTGCATTAACAGTTTCACTATAATTTTCTCCTATTTCTTCTGAAATGTTGGTTAAATTTGATGCTCCACCTGTTTGATAATCTTTTAACTGTGCTTGTGTTCTTGTTCCTGTTCTTAACTGAAAATTAAAATGTTTATTACTAAAATTTTCTTTACTACCTATTTTTACTGGTGTTTCATTTAAAAATATACCTTTTTTACCTTTAACAATACCTTCAATTTGCCCTTCACATAAAAGATCAACAATTTTAATGACTGACGTTGAATTTAAAGGCATAATTACTTCTTTTTTAAGTTATATCCTACTTGTTTTATAATAAGAGATGCTTTATCAAAATCCACTCCTGTATCAATAATTTCTATAGTAACATTGTAGTTATCTTTACCTGATATTTTTTGATAAGGTAGTTTTGCAATATAACTGTACTTTTGGCTTTTTGTAGTTAAACCTTGGATAGTTGATTGACTATTTAAAACTAAAGTACCTTCACTTTTTTCTTTTATTTTTATTGCATAAGTAATAAACCCATCAATTTTTGTCGTTCCTTCTTCTCCTACAAAATCAATTAAACCACTAACTTGAAAAAGTATTTGAAATTTTTTTACATTAGTACTTCCACTTGATTCTCCTACTATATCTGTAATAGCTTGTTTACCTTCTTCATTTAACTTTATTGTCTTATTAGATGTTAAATATCTTTCTGTTCCTTTAGCACTACTGGTTGTGCCATTATATCTCCTTGCCATAATCCCACCAGCATTTGTATATTTACCTTCTAATTGTTCTCCATTAAAACGTACAGAATTTAAATTAGGTGGCCTAATATATGTCATTAAAGGGTTTTTATCATGTGATATTTCTATATCTGTACTTAAAATATGACCACCAACTAAAGCTTTTCCATAAACAACAGGAATAGTTTTTCCAATCCCTACAGTATTTGCTGCTCCTGTATAACCATAACTTTCATTACCATTAGATCCTCTCGTAATACTACTAGGTCCACCTCCAAAACCAGATAAAGGAGCATCAAAAGTAGGTAGTTGTGGTTGAGGCGAAATCATATCAGAAACACCAGATAATATAAGAGCACCACCTAGTGCTATTGTTGCTTTTGTTATAGGTAAAGCTGCTGCAAAAGATCCTGGAGCAACAATAGGACTAAAAAATGATGTTGCACTTAAAGGTGTGAATAAAAATGCTGCTCCTATTAACGCAACACCAGCTAATGCTTTACCAACTCCACCACTTCCAGAAATAACAGGTGTTATAACTAAATCATTTTGCCCTAATGGCAAAGCTAATTCATCGTAATCTAAAAACTCTCCAGCTTGTACAACTGTAAAACCTATCCCATCCTCATGAGCAGTAGCAAAATATTTTTTTAAATCAGGATGATTTATATAAAGTAACTTTAATGCTTCACTAGGTGATCTTAAATTATGATAAACATGAGTTTCACCCCATCTTTCACCTAATTCATCTAGCAGCAGGATTTTATGCTGCATATCTAAAACACCCTACAGTTCTTTTCCTATAATAATGGTTAAAGTACTCTGAACAACTTACAGATTCAAATTTTTGATGTAGTATCATATCATTTTTTAAAAGAACAGCACCGTGCATAGGTTCTTTTGTCCATATTTTCATTATTAAAACATCATTAGGCTCTCTTTCTTTTACATCTACTTCTTTGAAATTTAGTTTGCTTGCATCACTAAGAAAAATACTTTTACAAGTCTCAAAACTTTTCGGACGTTTATAATCAGGTAACTTTATTCCAAGCAAGGCATAATAATCACGCACTATAGAGTAACAGTCAAAAACACCATACTGCCATTGTCTGCCAATTAAGGATTTATAGTTTGCCATGTATCTTGTGGAATAAGGTAAACGTACCAAGGGAGTTTTGTAGCTGTACAAGCTTTTTTATCTGGTTCGCTTGCATTACCGCCTTCTGGATGTGAATGAATAATATACTGTAGCTTACCTTTTGATCTGGCTTTTAAAAAGTCTTTTGGATGTATTGCAAAATTATCTTCTGGTGTATCTGAAATATTATTGCAAGGATAATAAATATCATCCACAACAATCCCACAAGATTCTTTTGGTGCTTGATCTATTGCGTGTTGTTTGGCAGCTTCTTTAAATATCATCACATCTGTAATCTTGCATTTAAAAATCCACCAAAAGGCACTTTTCCAAGTTTTTCATTAAAACGTAATAAACAACTTGAATATCTATGACCACACTTGTCTAAAGCTTGTTTATCATCACCTGTTAATTCATTATCATTTGCATCAAAACATTTTGATCCTTTATATCCACATTCTACGCTACCTGCTTGACCTAGTGCTGCATCTGCTGGACTTCTATACTTCCAAGGACAATACTCAACAATTTGTCTTTTTGGTAATCTAAGATTTTGCATATTAATTTTACCAGTAAGTTCAAAAGCAACTGATTCAGGAGTTTCTGCTGCAACCCTATCTATGTACCAAATATCATCAGTCTGTGCTATTGCAGTGGGATCTGCTGTTGCGTTTGTACCACTAGAAAAATTAACGGCATCAATAAATTTTTTATGTGTTTGAATCCTTTTAAGTTCCGCATTTAAAGGATTATATAAAAGCATTAAATTTGTTATTGCATTATCAGCATTTGCAACAGTAAAAATAGGACGAGGTAATGTCCCCTTTGTAACTTTATCAAAACCTTTTACTTGAACAGGTGCTGCAACATAAGTTACACCATTAAATACAATATTACTTTTTAATTCGTTTGTTCCAGCATGATAATAATATGTCGTTGTCTGAGTCACACCATTAACTTCAGGAGTTAACTTTAATTCAAATAAAGTTATAAGTGCAGACGGTTCAAGTTTCTGTATCTCTTCACTAATTTTTGAAGAAGATGGTGATATTTGAGTACTTGTCATGCTTCGGCAACCTCCTCAAATGTTGCATTTATTGTAGCTCTATTTAAATAAGGTATAGTTTTATTCCAATCTCTACAGATAAGTTTTTTACTAGCACTTTCTCCTGGTGGAGTGTAATCAAAATTTTCTACACCAGCCCTAGCATCTAAAAAGGTTTCTATTTCATCTGCATCTGTTTCACTTATGTTTTCCCATTTAAGCCTATACACTTTCAGATTTTGATTTATACCAAAAGTTGATCGTTGAGAATATCCCGAACCAAACTGAGCAATCCGAATATTTGGTTTAGATGTTTTAGTTAGTCCATAAGTAGGATTAACTGTTGTTGGAAAACTAGCCATTAACTTAATAAACCTCCAGCCATTTTTTGATTAACAATTTCAGCTTGTATTGCAGCAGCAATAGCTTCACCAAATTGTGCAGCAGATTGCTCGTCACCTTCTACAGAAGTTCCAGAAGCATCTACATTTACCACTACATTGGTAGAACCTCCACCTAGTTCGTGATTAGCAGTAACTTTTCCTGTTACTCCAGGGGTAAATAATTCTGGTCCCTTCTCTCCAACAATATAAGATTTATTAGGTTTGGTAACACCACCATTTGCAAAGAATCCACCAAAACCAGGAATTGCTCTTAATAAAGAAGTCGCTGCAAAATCTACAAGTTGTCTACGAATAGATCCAAATACACTGGTTGCTACTTCACCTAATGTCATTGTTCCTGTTATTGCACCATCTATTGCATCAACAAGACCTGTTTGAATTGTGCTTGCAATTCCTTGATATACAGTATTTATTAACTTTAATTCATCTCTAAGTTTTATAGCATCTTCGATTTGCTTAACTTGTAAAGGCTTAAGATCCTCTACCGCAATTTTCATTTTATTTGCCATTTCAGCTTTTAATTTTTCAATTTCTGCTCCTCGAGTTCCTAATAAAAGTTGATCTTGTAAAAATTTATTTTGATCTGTAATACTTTTTAATCCTTCATCAAGAATATCTTGCCTTCTGTTTTCCAATTCAATTCCTTGCCCTATTATTGCAAAATTTTCTGTTCTTAATTTAATTTCATCTTTTAAAGTATTTAATCTTAATTTTAAATTAACCTTATTTTCTTGTTCATTAATTTGTTGCTCAGCAGTTTTAGTTATTTGAGAAGGGAATAATCCGCCACTTGAAAAACCAAACGGGCCAAGAGCTTGATTTTTTATGGTTTTATCAAGATCCTGTTTTTCAATTATTTTTAATTGTTCTTCAATTTTTTTCTGTTCAGCAATAAGACCTTGTAAAACTAAATCTTTTCCTGCACCTCCAAGTTTTGCTAACTCGCTTGTTCTATCTGCTTCTGCTTCTTTTTGTCCTGGAAGAAATTTTCGTAAAGCATTAAAAAGATCAGCAGCAGCAACTTGAATTTTTAACATTGCTTTTTTAAATGAATTACCTAATAACTGACTTCCTTCTGCAAATTCTTTTAAACTTCTAACTCCATCTTTGCCTACAATTTTTGTCATTTTTTCAGTAGCCATAGCTAAAGCAACATGAGCTCCTTGAGTTCGTTCTATAAACTTTAATCTTTCTGCTTCTGCTGTTCCAGCTAATCCCAATGAAACTGTAAGTTTATCTATATTTGGATTTATGTCATCAAATGCTTTTCCTAGTTCATTTATATTTGCAGCTAAAGTAGTTAATTGTTGAAGAACAGCAGTAGCAACAAGACCTCCTGCAAAGCCTCCCATTTGACCACCCATTTTAGTTCCTGCAAAGCCACCAGCAAAACCAAAAGCACCGCCAAGTGGTCCTTGTCCAAATAACAATGGAAACGCACCAGAAATAAGTCCACTCTTTAATGCTGCTCCAGTACCTCTGTTGTCAAATTTGTTAAGTTTATTTCCTTCAGCCTGTGCTTTATTATTTTTAATTTGTGCATCTGTATTTTTTATTATTGAATTTGTTTCTCTACCTATTGCTGCGTTCTGTTTAACTGATGCTGCTAATGCTTCTTTATGTCTTTTTGTCCCGATTGTTAAATTATCTGCAAACTCTTCCAAAGCATCGGCAGCATTTCTTTGTTGAATAGCAGTTTTACCAAAAACTCCTTTTGAGTTATTAACAGTTCTAACAAGAGCTTCCATATCTTGTCTATATTTCTTCAAATCATTACGAGCACCTTGTCCTGCTGCACCTCCTGTATTTCGAGGATTCATTATGTCTATCTGACGGATATTATCTACACTTTTAGATAATTCTTTTACTTTTGAATTTAACCTATCAAGACCAGACTGCCCTTTTACTCTTAAATTTATATTTACACCGTATTCACCTGCCATTGGATTCGACCTAAAACCAAAACTTTATTTTAGTGTACCGCTTTTAGCGTTTTCCTGCTCGTGATTTATTCTTTGCATCTTCATAAGCTTTATCTTCATATTCTTTTTTTAACTCATAATAAGCAAGCCAATTTATGTATTCTTCCTGAGTTAGCTTATTGGTGAGTTCTTGAATAGTCATTTTTAACTCTGAAGCTAAAAAAAACATAAAAAACCAATCGTTTCTAGCTTTTTAAATCTGCTTTCGCTTCCTCCAATTTGTAGTCAGCACCAGAATTTAACATCGCAAGTTGAATATCCTGTAATATTCCTGCATTTACTTCTCTTCGTAACGAGGCTTTATGACCATCTTGAAATAATCTTTTACCATCTTTATCTAATGCTTTTGTAATCATTAGATTTAATGCAAAGTCATCATTAGTTCCACCATCTCCAGATTTTGCAACAATTGCTTCTCTTTCTGCAATAGTTAATGGATTCCAGTAGATCTCTAAAACTGTTACATCTCCTTCTTTCAATTCATACATATACTTTTGGCTTACACCAAATTTGTTTTTGAGAAGTTCTATTGCTTCCATAAATTTATTAGATTGCTATTCTATTATACTAGGCATTTGCTGTAAATTGACAAGATATTATTCCAATGAAATGACTTCTATCCTCTATTTCCAATGGAGTTGGGCCATTAATATCTAATACTCTAGGTTTACAACTAAAAGTGTCCGTATAACCAGAAGCATTTACTGAAGTTAAACCATCAATTACCGCTTCAGAAATAGCAGACAAAGTTGAAGTACCTTTTGATTTTGGAACGTAAACATTACATTGAATAACACCAGCGTAATAATTTGATGCTGCACCCTGATTTTGTTGTGTTGATTGAATAAAATTTAAACTCATTAATATATATTTCTTAGTTTTTCCTGGAGTCGTAAAATGCACATTATCATAAACCATTGTAACAGTAGGATCAACGTCTGAAACCTTGTCTGTCACTGCTTTTTCAAATGCTGCTCTGGTGTTTACTAAAGTCATCCTTCAAATCCTTTATATATAGTACCTGAAGTTTTTTCAGATACTTTTGTTCCTATAAATAGCTTACCTTTATCTGACATATTCTTTTTCAATAATTTAGGTAAATCATCTGCAACAAAATTTTGAATTTTTCCAGTTTCTAAAACATATTGAGAATATATAGCTTTATTACCAATAAAAACTGACTTTCTATAATTAAATATTTTATTACCTGTTCCTACTGGAAATCTTGGTTCAATCTTAGGTTCTTTAGGTCGTGTCTGTTTTGTGTAAGGAGGTCCAGCTTTTCGTCTTGCAAAAAAATCTAAACTACGTTCTCTTTTTATACTTGCCCAGGGTTGATAATCTTCTACCTTATGGTTAGCTTGAACAGGAGTATTTGATGCTTTCCAGCTAGAAGCAAAAAAACCTGTCCATACTGGCATATTTTCTTCTTTTGATAATTCAGCGTGAACTTCTGATATGAAAGCATTAAAATCTCTACTAATTTTTTTATCTAAATCTTTAGGTAAATCTTTTAATCGTTTTACTGCCATTAGAATCGCACCAAAACAGTAAATAAATACACTTGTCCACCTTTCTTAGTATCAATGTCTACTATTTGTGCAACTCTATTTGATCCACCAAAACTTAATGTAATCTCATCGTCCATATCTACTTGATTATCTCCTATAAGATCAGGTGTTATATATAATTTTGCTAATCTCATCTCTTGACCAGTTTCTTCTTCTGATCTTACAAAAGATATTGGAACTTTTATATCTGAGTATGTGGTATCTACAGTAATTTGTTCTCCTGTATCTACGTTGTAACTAGATACTCCTTTCTTTGTATAAGTAATAGTGTGATCTAAAGAATCTCCTAAAGTTGCAACAACACTTTTAGCAACACTTTTAAATAAACTGTCTAGTTGTCCTGCCATTATCCTCTAACTACCCTCATTTGAAAACTACCTGCTCCACCAAGCATATAAGCTCCAAGATAACTTTGTAGCCACGGGTAAACATCTAAAATATTATTTATTGATCCTGTACCCTGACTTTCAGTATTATATTTAACTCTAAGATCACCAAGAGCTACTTCTTCAAAATTACCATCTTTACCAGTAGTTCCTGTAATAGCTCCAGTATCATTTGCCAATGCTCTAGCTAATTCATATTCTGCATACTTAATATTATTTGGAATTGTAGAACAAGCTAACTCAACTCCATCTACTTGATAATTATTTCTAGGAAATTTTAATGCCTGTCCATCATCACATCTATCTCCATAAAATACAAAGCTATCAATCCATCTAGTAGCTGATATAAGTGATCTATTTTTCTGATCATCTGTTTTATTTGTCCAAGTTGAAGAATCTGGAACGGTTTCAAAGTAAGTATTAGCTTCTGCCAATGTGACATAACTATTAGCACTAGCTCCTTTTATTGTTGCGTCTATAGTTGCTGCCACGATCTATAAAGTAATTTAGTCTTATT